CTCAACATCAACATACCTAAAAAGGATGTTGCTAATCTATTGATTGAAAATTCAGACGATAGTAAAGAAGATATAATAGAATCTATAGCTTCAGTTGCAGTAAAACAAATTGAGATAAATAAATTACAAGAATTCTTAAAAGAAGAAATTACTAACTTTATAAATAAATACTATGAGTAAAGAGACACCACAGCAACAACACATGAGCAGGCCTCAAAAAAGAAAAATGTATAAACAATTTGGTATTCTTAAGAAAAAGAATAGAAGTACAGAAGAAGGTCGTGAGTTATATAGAAGACTTAGAGAAGAAGGACTAGATGCACATGAGAAGCATGTTAAGATGGTAAATGATTCTATAGGTGACCAGCTACAGGCAAAATTAGATTCAATCAAAAAAACATGGAAGAAAGACTTTGGGTATAATGATGCTGAGATTAAATTATTAGAAGAGGCATGGGTATTAACTTCATTCAAAGATAAAGAAACCTATAGAGCTGACAAGAAAGAAGCAAAAAGACTTAATAGAGAGGCGCAAGAATTAAAGGCTAATAGACTTAATGCAAACGATAACTCTTAAAATAGCAGACAACGGTGTCATCAAAGAGATTCATGATGATAATATAAATGCAGGAGGCGATACTTATGAATCGGTAAGATTATATGAGTGGAGTGGAGGTCCTGAAAATAAAAGAAAATTCATGCGAGATATATGTTTAGATATTGGAATGGATTTCGGTAACTCAAGAATGGTAAATCAAATTAAGATTATAGAAGATTGGGGCATACATTATGAACCAACAAAACCTGAAGTTAAGTTAAGGATTGAAGAATTAGAGAAAGAACTTAAGAAACTTCGTAATCGTATTAAAGAATAGTGGAAGTGACTTCAATTGATTGTGTATTATGTGAGACTAAACGTGAGTTTAATAAATACGTTAGAATAGAAAGTGATGATTCTACTACTTCAGTAGATTATATTTCTATAATAACAAAACTAATTAAATCTGATTTCCATGATGTAGAACCACATCCATTTATAGTGGGTATGGCAATTAAAAATGCATTAAATAATATTCGTAAAAAACAAAACAGCGATAGGATAATATATCTTATGAAAAACTATGATAGAGAGACAATAGAAAACTTCAAAGAACTTGTATATGATATGTTTGATAATTTACAAGAAGTTAACTTAATTGCCATTAATATGGAATCTATTGATGAAGATATTATAGATATGTTTGATGGTTACGAAAATTTAGAATTTTGATAAGAAATAGAGTATATGATAAAGGTACTGTAGTCTATGCTTTAATATCGCCAAAGGGTAAATATGATACGCTATTCCCTGTTAAAGGAATTATATATGATGTTAAGCACAGTGATAGTATTGTCGAATATCAGATTAGAATAAGTCATTTTTATGATGACATAAATTTTATAAAAAGACATTTTATATCCGCTCAATTTGAAAGAGATTTTGATGGTAAAATGATACATCTTAGAACTAAATACAGCAGGTTTAAGTCTATTAAAGAATTTAATGAGCATATATTATCTACTAATTTTATTGTTGTCGTTGATGGGCCTATGGTACATAAACGTAGACATGAGATGCAAACATTGTTTAATAATATACATGATTTTTTTATTGAGAAGAAAATAGCTAGTGTGTACGATACGTGCAGTAGAAGTTATTATAATGATGGAACATATTACTATAAAAGTAAAGGAGTTTTCAAAGCACACCTCAAAAAGTTTTTAGGCGATAGAGGGTATGGAACAGACTCATTTTTAGATGATATACTATATAGACCTTCAGCCGACAGATTAGATAAGACTAGTTAACAAATTTAGATATATAAACTAAATACAACTAGTTATATGCCACTTACCTTTGGAAGCTTTATGGACGGTCTTAAGACCAACATCGTTAAATTCGGTGATCGAATAGGATTAGGAGCTGATGACGATGAACAATCATCAGGCGATGATAACAAAACAAGGTCTGAGGATAATACACCAGCTAATCCAAATGTAGTTATGAGAACCATGACTGACGGAAAGTATCCTATTGCTAAGAATCGTGAGGGCGACCCTAACATATATTATACAAAAGAAATAGATTCTGTAGTGTATCAGCGTAAGGGTGAGGATGGAAAAATGACCGATATACCAGTATCTGACGGTCCTAGACCTTATTCAATTTTTAATAAATATAGTTTAATGAACTTTAAGGGTAGTATAGCTACCGCAACCGATACTGGAGGTGTTCCATTGGCACAGTTTAATAAGATTGACATGGATACCTTAGTGAATCCAACAGCTACTAAAATTGTAGAATTTTGTAAAGATATGGGTAAAGATAACCTAGCGTATAGATACAATTATGCTGATTTTGCCCTATGTAAATATTTTGGTAAGATTCCGGCAAATCAAATGTTAACACTTAGAAGATTTCCATTTCCAGTTGGTGATGATATTATATCTCCTAAAGAACTTGATGGTGCTGGTAATCCTGTAAAAATGACAATGCCAGATATCGCAAGAGCAGTTACTTGGATGGGTGAAGCTCCAGGTAATTCAATGACTGAAATATTAGGATTTAAGCTTGGGTTTGAATATGAATCAATTGAATCGAAGGTACAAGAAATGCAAGCAAAAACTAGTGGAAGGGCTGGAAATTTTGGAGCTTTTGTTAATAATAATCCTATCGCTAAAGCGGCATATGGTGCTGTGTCAGGTAAAAATGCACATCAGATGGAGAGCGCGAAGCAGAATGCGGGATTTGATTCATTCAAAGAAACATATCCTAACCACGTATTCGGTCCATTAAATGTTATAAAATCTATAAACGCAAGAAAACAAGGTCTAAAATTTGAACAATCATTTACTCTTAAATTTGAATATGAGATGAAATCGTTAGGTGGAGCTAATCCTAAGGTTATGTTTTTGGACCAACTATCAAATATACTGGCGCTAACATATAATAATGCGCCATTTTGGGGAGGTTCTACTAGATGGACTGGAGATGGTAGTGTTGCTAAGCCTCTTGGAGATATAAATAAACTTAAGAATGGAGATATTTCAGGGTTTTTTGGTAGTGTTGTTGATGATATAAAGGGTATGTTCTCTGGTCAGTCATTTGGAGAGATGTTAGGTAAAGGTGTAAAGAATCTTATTGGTGGTAAATTAATGGAGATGATGAATACTCCTCAAGGTGGACAAGCTGTTCAAGCATTTTTAAGTGGTGACCCTACAGGCCAATGGCATTTAACTATCGGTAATCCATTAAATCCTATGGTAGTTATTGGTAATCTTTGTTGTGAAAATACTGATATATCGTTTGAAGGTCCTCTTGGTGTACAAGATTTTCCTGAAAGACTGGTTGTAACGGTAACATTAAAACCTGGTAGACCTAGAGATAAAACAGATGTTGAGTCAATGTTTAATTGCGGTAAAGGTAGATTTTATTTACAACCTAAAGAGGGAGTTGATGTTGATAAAACAGTAAATGTTGATTATTATGGTAGATCGATAGGAGACTCAGCTACCTTAGAAGAGTTTAGAAAAATTACTAATGGATAATGAAATTACAGAGTATAAATAAAAAAGTAATAGACGGTGTAGTTCAAATAACTAGACCTACTGTTTTATTTGCTAAAATAGAAGGTGAAGCATATACAGAACATTACGTAACTAAACATGAGGTGTGTAGAGTAGACTTAATATCTTTAGCTAGATATGGTACAGATTCTATGGGTGATATTATATTAAAGTTTAATAAAATATCTAATCCTTTTTCTTTTAATGAAGGAGATATTATGTTAATTCCTGATAGAAATATTGGACTAAGAAATTGGAAAGAAATTGTAGGGTTTGATATTCCTGAACTTAATGTAATTAAAGCTCAATTTTTAGAAACAAAAAGGCTTACCGAAAAAGATGCAAAACGAGTTGAATATCTTAAGAAGAAAGCAGAGAAGAAAGCAAACGGATCGAGTATTGCTGCACCTCCAAATATATTAAAACCAGGAGATAATAATATTCAAATAGCAGGCGGTAAAATTTCTCTTAACCCAACCGCATTCGCTAAATATAAAAATAGACAAGCTGCAATAGACGCAGCAAAAGCTAAAGAAGAATTAAGAACAAGAACAAGTAGAAGAGACGAATCACGAGGATAATAGAGTACGATGGTATTAGAAAGACAAATTTTAACAAGAACTGAGCCGACGATAGCACTTGATGATTTAGAATTCAAATCATTTGAGGAAGAAGAAGGGAAGGCTGTAGTTTCAAAAGATTTAGGAGGTAGAACTCCTTTAATTCATATAAATGGTTATGTGTTTCAGGAGGGTGATGTGACAAGTATGCTACTAGATATGAATGGTAAAATACCTAAAATTACTGTTAGTATTACTGATAGTAGCGGATATTTTATTGTTGATAATTATCCAAGAAGTGGAGATGTTTTAAGTCTTAGAATAGCTTCAAGACAGACTGATACATATAAAGATATTAGAATAGACTTTGATATTGATAGAGTTATAGGTTCGCCTAAAGGAGCAAAAGAAAAGGACGCAGAAGGAGCAAAATATACTTTTATGGGAGTTATGAAGATTCCAGGTCTTTTTGCTGATGTCTGTACAACATATCCAGAAGGAAGTTCATTAGACCATTTAGAAGCTATGGCGACAGACCTTCAATTAGGTTTTGCATCTAATATAGATACACCAGACCCTGAAGATTTAATGGATTTACTTATACCATTCAAAACAATGAGTGAAGTAATTAAAGAAACGGTAGAACATTCTTATACTGGAGAGGAGGGATTTCAAACATATTCAATCGATCCGTTTTATTATTTAACATATGTCGATATTAACAAAGCTCTGAATGCCGAAGACGGCGTTGATATGTCATTTGCATCGTATGCTGAAAGATATGACGAAAATGCCGGAGAAGAGGATGATAAAATGCTATCAGCTCTAGTGTTAACTACAAAAGAGAATGCAGAAGGAACGAATCATCATATATCTAAATATGCTCTAAAACATGGGGCAGGTGCGGTCGCTAGAAAACAAGGATTCAAAAAAGTTTTGCAGTTTTATGAAGATAATCCAATGCATGATAATGGAGGTCTTGGAGAAATTAGAACTGATGTTGAGCCTTTATCTAGTGATACTATGAAGGATATTGAAGAACCATTAAAGGGTAGAAGAGGAGAAGAAAGGTATCTTTCTGAGATTAAATATGAATATATGGGGAGAGCAAGTAATACCGCTAATACACACCCACAATGGAAGTTTGCAGAGACGCATAATAAGCAAAATATGACAGAGCTTAATAAGTTAAGTCTTGAGGTTGAATTACCAGTAGTTAACCCATCAATTTATAAGTATCAAAAAATTCCTGTTATTATATTTACAGAAGGTCTTAATCAAAAATTAGAATCTGATCAGGTTGAAACTAAAAAACAAGAGGAAGGATTTGAAAACGCTGGTGTTTCTACATCTAGCGAGACAGAAGCAAGCGCTATTACAACTGGAGAACAAAAGATAAATGATTTTCTATCAGGATATTATATTGTTGGTGGTATTCAATACATATATAGCAGTAGAGATGAGGCAATAAAAATGAAGTTAATTCTGTGGAGAAGAGAATGGCCTAGTAGAACTAATAATCTGGATGGTGCACTATTAGATGCTAAACCAGCAGATACATCAACACCAGAACCTATTCCACCCGTTCCAGAGCCAGAACCAGAGCCAGAACCAGCGCCCGAACCAGACCCGGAACCAGATCCAGACCCAGATCCAGAACCGGAACCAGAAGATGACGGTGTTGAATTAACTGTAACGCCTACTACTCCTATTGTATTTGAACTTGAGGAAGATGGCGATTCAGACGCGAGGTTAATGAATATTAAAGTAACGGGCTTGACGGGTTATGATATGCTAAGTGTTACGATGCCTAAGTGGAATGACCCTAAGGATGTCTTTTTTGATTTCAAACTTCCTAACTACGACCCAAATTATGGAAATAGAGATTGGAACTTTGAACAATCCGATTTCCCAGATTTACCTGAAGGAGAGATAGATATTGATATTGAAATATATGCAGAGGAGGTAATGGAAGAAGGGACTTGGGATATAGAAATCGATGCTGGTCAAAAAACTGTAAAAGTTCCAGTAACTATAAAATTCCTTCCATCATAATAAAAAGAATATATAGTATATGGCAGACTTTAGTACACCAAATGATTTTAGAAAAGGATACGCGCTCGGCAAGAATAATCAATATTCCGACCCTACGTATCTTTCATTTACTCTTATGTTTGATTTCTTTGAAGGATATTCATCACCCCTATTAGCTGGTCCTGCGAGAGTTTTTCTTAAAGAACAATTAGAGGCAGAAGGAGATGCAGTAGAAGTAAACGATAATGATGAAATTACAGAAAATCCAGCACAGCAATATCAAGGAGTATATGGACATAGACTTAAAGCTCTTGATGATTTTATATTTACATTAAAGAAAATAAATAAAGAGATGCCATGGTATTGGCAATCTCTATCGGGAGTAGACGCACTTCTAAAATATGACCCACTTAAACCATATAGAGGAGGTGAAGAGGCTAAGATAACAATAGGTACATTAGAATCTATTGATTTAACTATATCAGGTTTAATGCATTTATATAGAACTGCATGTTTTGATGAAACGAGATGGAGCTATATTTTACCACCAAATCTAAGAAAGTTTAGGGTGTGGGTTTACGTTACAGAATGTAGGCCTATTAAAAATTTATCTAAAATACAGGCTACTCTCGGATTTGACAAAGACGCGGCTAAAGATTCTATGAGCAGTCTTACATCAGGAGGTGGACTTAAAGGCGTTAAAGATATATTTGACCCGTCGCTTGGTGTACAGAACGCAAATGCCGGTATCAGTGGAGGAGACCATAGACCATATTTTATGTTTGAACTTGGTGGTTGTAAATGGGATTTACAAGGAGGAACTGCTCAATTTGCTGATTTACTAAAATCACCAGAAGGTTTTGCAGCTTCTGAAGTAGCCTTTTCATATAATAAAGTAGGAAAGGTAGATGCAAGGGTTCTTAATGGAACAATTGTAGAATCTGATAAAGATGCAGCTAGAATATCTCCCGCAACCGCAGAAGAATCTAAACACTATGAACCTGATGATTTTGGAGGTTTGATTGGAGATAAAGTTATGGATAAGATTGGAGAGATGGGTGATCGTTTTGTTGATGATGCTGCAATGTTTATGGAAAAAAAGAAACAACAAATTGGCCAATTAGGTAGCGACATATATCGAGCAAATGTTCCAAATTTTGAAAACATATATACGAATATGGTAGCAGACACTGATAAGGCTACAGATATTAGTACTCTTTCTAAAAATATGCCAGAAAATGTATTAGGTCTTAAGAAGGGAGGTACTGTTAAAGATGGCTTTGACCAAAGTGCAGTAAATGGATTAAATATTGGAGAGAACGTTAACGCTGACTCGAATACTACGAATAGCGGTACTGATGGTGATAACAACTTAGGAAATATTCACGATGAATAAAAAAACAGCAAAAAAGGATAAAATAAGAGATACTCATTGGCTTGGTACTGTTGTAGATAATCAAGACCCTGAGAATTTTGGTAGATGTAAAGTTAAGGTTTTTGGTAAATTTGATTTACTGGAAAATGAAGCTATTCCATGGGCAACTCCAATGAATCGTAACAATGTAGGTTCTCATTATATTCCCCATGTTGGTGATGTTGTTTCTGTTAGATTTGATAATGGAAACATATACCACCCAGAATATTGGTTTCAAATCAATCAAAATAAAGAACTTAAAGACGAGGTATTAGATTCTTCTGGAGAGCCTGAAAATGTGGTATCATTAGTGTATGATGCTAAACGAAATATTAGAATATATCAATCTGAAACCGATGGTCTAGTTATAGCTCATGGAAAAGATGGTAAAGATTCTGAACCGCTTATTAGATTATCCGATGACGGTAAAATATTTTTATACGCTGCTAATATTTATATAGCAACACCAGAAGGAAGCGACTTTGATGATATGGGTAATACTAGTCAGCCAGCAGTTAGAGGAGGAAGCTTAGAAGAGTTTCTTACTGCTTTTATAGATGATTATTCAAAACACATACACCCAACTGGTGTTGGTCCTTCTGGTCCATCAACTGAAGCAATAGCTTATAAAGCATCAAGTGCGCCAAAGCACATAAATTATCAACAAGACAATAAGTCTACAAACGCTAACTCATAATGCCTGCAAATTGGAGTTCATTTATAAGTAATGTTGAGAGTTATATTATCTCTCAACCCCCTTCTCCTACTGAATTAGGAAAGCATATAGCTAAGGAGTATCATACAGCAATTAAACAATCACAATCAATGTGGGGACAAACTCATGTTTCTGGTAGTAATAGCGGTTTATTATCTACATATGGAACTCAATTTGAAAGAATGAAAGAAGAACATGAAGAACTTCAACCAACTCTTTGGAATAAAGTAGATGAAGATGGAAATGAAATACCATTTACTGGTAGAACAAGCGATCCGAATAATCCAAATCCCGCACAACCAGACCCTGAATATGCCGACCCTGATATGGAAGAGGTTCAACCTCCTCCAATAGACCCAGAAAAGATGCGTGATTTTTTAGGTGAATATAGTTCAGAATATGATTTACATGAATATGAGTTTTTTGAATTTGTTTTAGTTGGTGGCGAAACAAAAGATGAGGTATCATATATAATATCGAATCGAATATTATTTACTCTAATGTCAGAATCTAGCGGAAGTAAACGAAAAAAGATAGTAGAGTGGGTAGATAGTTTTGGAACATGGGAAGAAGGAGGCTTAACGAACTCAGATGCGTATGCTGCATTTAAGAGTGACGTTGAGTCAGCAATAAGTGATGGTGGTTATAGTTCTTCATATATTATAGACAAAGTTAAATCAAGAACACTTGATAAACTTAAATCTTCTTATAATGAAACTAATCTTGGAGAATTAAAAACTAAAGCTAAAAATGGTAAACCATCAGAAATGAAATATCATGAAAATTATAATAAAGATTTTCTTAAAACATATGCACAATTAGAGTTTGATGAAGATAATGATGACGATGATTATAAAGTTTCTCCTATTTTATTAAAAGAATTTATATGTTATTTTTCATTTACTGGAAGAGACAAATCCTCTGAATGGAAGGATAGTCAAGTTGAGTCTGAATATATTGACGGTGAAATGGGAGACTGGGCAGAGATAGTAACGCCACAGACTGCTGATGACGTTGTCAATAATAAAAATAAAGCTGCACCTTACATGTATACTAGGCAGCAAACTGTTGATGCGCTTGACGAGGCAGATAATAGCGAAGTAGGCGAGGATCCGTATGAAATGCTAGCAGAAGAGACTATACAATATTGGAAAGATACAACAACACAACCATTAAAATCTACACCTCCTGCCCCTCCATGTTTATCAAAGAATCCATTAGGTGGAACTTATATTGGAGTATATTATGGAAGTAAAAAGAAATTAGCCGAAGGTTTAAGAAAAGCATTAAATGCAGGTAAAGAATCTGATAATATACCAGAAGCTGCTAACATGGTTGCGACAGCCCTTTCAGTGGCTTATGCCAAACATTTAATGGAACTTAAGTTCATATATTTAGGAGGTATACCTGTTCCTCTTGTACCATACGTGCCTATGATTGGTTTTGTGCCAAATGTGTTCTAAACTTTAGATATATAATATAATAATACAAATTTAATAACCCTTAAAAAATAAAACAAATGTCAAAGGAAACCGTTGTTGATACAAACAACATAGACAAGAAAAAACCAGAATTCGATTGGGATGCATTAGAAGCAAGCTGTCCAAGTACAAGAAGAAAAAGAGCAAAAAGATTAAAAAACGGAACAAAGATATTTTGTACTGAACCATACGCTGAAGAAGCACTAAAACTTTACAACCAAGATTTTACTGAAAATAATAGGATAGTTGGTGTTGAACTAAATAAATCCTATGAAGGAACTGTCGATTCAATTAGCGTCGAGTGGTGTACTATTGATATTGGAGCTAGAGACTCTGTGTATGTAGATATGTCAAAAGAAGCAGAAGAGTACAAGAACTTATTAAAACCTGGAGAAAAGATTAATGTTCAAATAATAGAATCTAAAGGTTCTAAACAAGGAAAATATATATTAGGTTCAGTTGAAGCTGGATTTAAGCGCGCAGTATTTAATGAAATTTTAGATAGTGTAGATAATTCTAAAACTGCATATAACTCCACTGTAAAAAGTATTATACCAGGTGGAGGTTATATTGTAGAAATACAGGGTATAGAATGTTTTATGCCAGGTTCTTTAGCTGGAATAAATAAGCTACATGATTTTGAATCTATATTAGGAACTGAAATGTATGTGGTACCTATGAATTATTCTTCTGATAGAGGAACTATTGTAGTATCTCATAGAGAATATTTGAAGGCAATGATTCCTACTAAAATTGCTGAAATAAAAGAATATGAAAATGGAGTTGTAGTTAAAGGTAGCGTAACAGGTTCTGCTAAGTTTGGAGTATTCTGTGAATTTAACGAGTGCTTAACTGGTATGATTCATATAAATGATTTAGATGAAGAAACTCTAAAAAGACATAAAGATAGAGAGATTACACCAGGAGAGGAAATAGAATTCTTTATTAAGAAAATTATTTCAGATACTAAGATTACGTTATCTCAAAAGCCTGTTGAGGCGGTGACTGATCCGTGGTTTAATGCTTCTGAAAGATTTAAGACTCCTATCGAGGTTGTCGGTAAGGTTAGATCGGTTAAAGACTATGGCGTATTTGTTGATATTGGAGATGGCCTTGTAGGGTTACTGCATGTATCTGAATTCCCTGAAGGACATGATTTGAATGAACTTATAAAAGGAAATGACATCACTGTCACTGTTACGAGAATTGATGAAGAGACTCGTAAAGTTTTCCTTAAATTATGAAAAATATAATAGATATATAGACTATAAAATAATAACAAAAATAAAATTATTAAATATGAAACTAACAGAAAAAAGATTAAGAGAAATCATTAGAGAGGAATTAACTTCTGCAGATGGTCACGTAGATGAGATTCTTCCTGCAGTAGCTGCTACAGTAGCAAGACAAGCGGCAGCTGGAGCGGTTGCTGATAAATTATCAGAAGGACTAGGTACTTTAATAAAGAAAGTTACTGAAGGTATTGTACCTCAACCTAAAGATTTAGTTAGTCTAGTTACGGCTTCTGCTGAAATGCATGACGCTGATGAGGATGATGAGCATACATACGAAGGATTTATGGGAGCTGCTAAAGAATTGGTAGAAAACGCTATCGCTAAAGTTGTTGGAAATGCAGCAAAAGATGCGGCTGCTGATGCGGTTAAAGATAAAATAGCGGCAAAGATAGGCTAATAAATACAAACACTAGTCGTTTATAATAAATAATCCCATTCGTATGAGTGGGATTTTTTTATGTTCAAAAAATTAAGATATATAAATCAACTTAAGTTATATAAATAGCAATAATGAACAGATTTAACGACGCAGAAATATTATCAAAATCTCTAGTGGGGGTAGAGTTTGAATTCTACTCGAATAAAGATATAAACACAACAGCTAAAGAGCTTGGTGCGCTATTATCTAAAAAAATTAGAGTTGAAGACAAGGCGCATAGTGATTTTATCGTTACTGATAAAGTATTCAAAATAGAACCAGATATGAGTGGTGGAGAGAAGCTCATGGAGTTAGTTACTGGGGCGATACCATACAATGATGCAAGACTCATGATTATTCGAGTTTCTGAGTGGATTAAATTACATGGATATACAAACGACAGAACATCGATTCACTTAAATCTTTCATTTGATAAAAATAAACTAAAAAATAAAAATAGAATATTAAAAATGAATGTTCTTAAGTTTATTTTAGAATTTGATGAGGACACCGTATTTAATATATTTCCACAAAGAGAAAATTCAGCATACGCCAAGTCTATAAAGTTTATACTTCCAAATTCAGAAACATTTAATATTGATGGTGATTTAATCGATGAAAATAATTTTATATTTCCAAATTCAAAATACTATGGCATTAATTTTGAGAAGAGAATTAAAAATTATTTAGAGTTTAGGTATATAGGCGGTAAAGAATGGGAAACAAAAACTAGTAAAATATTAAGTCTATTAGATTCATTTTTAGTTCAACTATGGAAAAGTACAGAATCTAAAAAATTTACACACTTCAATTCATTAGAACTTAAAAAAATTCTTTCTAGTAATAAAAGAATTATAGATGCAAGAACTAACTGGAAAGTAATTGAAAAGAAATGGAAAAATATTGATTTTACCGTTGACTTATCTAAAGATGCAAATATTATACAGAATTTTTGGTCAACTATCCATAAAAAAGTCATAAAATTATTTACACACGGTTCTATTTCTAAGGGCCATATAAATTATGATTCCGATACTGGAAAGATTCAAGTTAAGGATGGTGAATTATCTTATTGCGTGGCTCTAGAAGGATATGATTTTATAGATTGCGATATTAGAGGTGAATTATCACAGTGCGATATATTTGGTGGTAATACAAATGATTCAGATGTGATAGATTGTAATTTCTATAATGGTGCTAAAATAAAATCATCTAAAATTAAAAGCTCCTATGTTAGTGTAGATTCTAATGCAGAAGATTGTTATATTTATGGTAAGGGTATGTTCAAAGGAGAAATGACAGGTGGTATATTTAGAGAAGGTATATATGATAAAAAGAAAGCAAGGTTTGATAAGACTGAGAAAATAAAATATGAAGAAAAATAAAATAAAAGGATATGAGTAATATATTTTTAGGTGGTGCATCAGGCATGGAGACAGAACAAACATATAGCTCGACGTGTTTAGCTGATTTTGCCACAGAATTAGCAGATGAAATTACAGGCGCATGTATGATTCCAATGAATCTTCCATCATCTGAGGTTGAAGCAATTGTTAATAGAGCTAAAAAATGGTTCTATAAAAAATATGAATATTCTGTTCAAGAGAATTTCTTTGTAATACCTAAAGCCGCATTTGAATCAACTTATTTCAAGGCATCAAGAACTATCAACATGCCAGCGGGCGTATATTCTATTTTTGGTGTTCATAAAACTAATGCGAGTTCTATAAGTAATGATGTAGACTTCCAAGCTGGTTCAGATTTTAATGTAGAACGAATGTTTACTGCAAATATGTACGGAAATGCTGGAGTAGCAGGTGCAGCAGAACAATTAGAATATTATATAGTAAGTCAGAAGTTCTTTGATTTAGCACGACAAGTATTACAGAACCCGTATAGTTTTGACTATAATAGACTTAATAGAGCTTTAAGATTTACTGGAGAAACTCCAACATCTGATATTATATTAGAGGTTTATGAAACTATTCCAGACTGCGCGTTGTTTCAAGATGAGATGTTTTTTAGATATTGTTCAGCTAAAATAAAGATTTCTCTTGGTTCTAAATTAAGTATTTTCGAGTTCCAACTACCTGGTAATATAACTGTTAATGGAAGCGCGATACAAGATATGGGAACAAGCGAACTTGAGGGTATAATAGAAGAAATAAATATGGATGAGGGAACTGACTGGATGATGCACTCATAAATAGGATATATAGTTATATGGAATTTTATATAAAGAAATACGGAGACCCTAAATTTGATGTAAGTCAAATGGAAGTTGATGATGAGATTACAGAGATTTTAATTCAATTAGAAACTTTGTTATTTACAACTAAAGGTTCTGTACTAGGCGATCCAGATTTTGGTTTGAATTTAGATGATTATGTATATTCTTTTAGATATAATGATAATATGTTGGTTAAAATTATTAGAGAAGACATTAATAGGTTTGTACCACTATCAAAAAAATATAATGTAGACACTTCTGTTGTTTTTACAGATGAAGTTGATAGACACTTAGTGTTTGTTAGTATCGTTGTAGATTCTAAGTATCAGGTCGGTCTTTACATATAAACATTAACAATTAAAATGGAATATAAATTCAAATATTTAGAAAAGTCTAGAATCAAGACAAAAGAAATGATAAGTGATACTCAAACTTTTATAAGTAGAGTATATAATAGAGCAGGGACTCTATTCACGTCTGCATCACCATTTGCCCAAATATTAAATGTATTACAAGAACTTTCAAGTTTTATTTTCCTTTATATAGAAGATGCAATGGTAGAACAAAACATATTAACTGCACAGCATAAAGAATCTGTATATGGTTTATCAAGACTTGCAGGTCACGATCCATTTAGAGGCTCTTCTGCTCAGGGCGAAATAAGAATAAGATTAAATCCAACAACGGTTGCTGAGGTAGCTGGAGATGCTGTTAATATACTACCAGATAGTATAATTAAAATGGAAGCTAATAGTCTAAAATATACTATGCTAACTAATTCAGATAAATTTAGAATTTCAAAAACAACTTCTACGTTTATTAGAATACCTATAATTCAAGGAGAGGTTGAAAGACAAACCGTAACCGGTACTGGAGAAAAGTTTCAATCTTTTAATATAATAACTAAAGGAAATACTGACCACAATCATGTTAAGGTTTCTGTAAATAGTATTCCATGGGAGAAATATAGTTCTATATATGATATGAAGGTTGGAACTACCGGGTTTATAGTAAAAACTGGGATTACTGGAGGATTGGATGTTTATTTTGGAAATGGGAGTTTTGGAGCTCTTCCTCCATTAGGAAGTTCTATAGAAATTCAATATATTAAAAATCAAGGTGATAATGGAAATTTAATTGGAGGCAAAAATTTAAGATTTAAGTTTGAGTCTGAAGGGTTTGATAGTATAGGAAATTCATATGACTTAAATGAACTATTAGATACTGAAGTATCAGTAACGCCTAGAATGGGCTCAAATCCTGAAAGTATAGAACTTACAAAACTTATCGCTCCACTACAATCACATGGATTTGTATTGGCTACTCCAGATAATTATGAGGCATTTTTATCTCAATATGGTATGTTTTCATATTTAGATGCATATAGTACTACTGATGATGGATATTTAGACGATGATAATGTTATCTATTTATTTATGTTGCCGGATGTTAAGAGAAAACTTGTACAAAATAAAGATTATTTTAGTTTAGAGCTTGATGAATTCTTCTTTTCTGAAGATGAAGAAAACGCGGTGCTTAATATAATTGAAAAATCAGGTAGACAAATGTTAACTTCTGAAATTAAAATTACTCCTCCGTCACCTCAATATTTTAGAATGGATATTAAAGTAAGATATTTTGAAGGATATGATAAGCACAGCATTTTTAATGATATAAGAGCTCAAATATCAGAATATCTAGTACATATTACTCGTAGAGATAGATTACCAAAATCTGATATAATAGCTATACTAGAAGGCGTTAAAGGTATAGACTCTGTTAATGTAAGATTTGTTAGTAAGGCAGAAGAAGAGGCAAGAAAAAATGGTTATTATGTTTCAGAAACCGTGACTATTACACCAAATACTCCAATACTTGAAGATATAGGTAACGGTCAACAAAAGATGGTATTTTTCAAAAGAACAGTTAAGAAAAGAAATGTTAGATTTGAAAAAGATGCGGCTCTTCCAGAAAATGTAATAAATTTAGATTCATTTGGAGATATTCTTTTAGAAAAAGATGAGGTTGCATTATTTAGAGGTGGTTGGCAAGATAGAGACGATATATTAGTAGAAGATGACGCTTTAATTGGAGAAATGGGAGCATTATCAGTTTACTTTGATGAGCCTCCAGTTCCTCAAACTATATTTACTAGAGTTCAGGCAAAAAATAGAAAATCAATATAATGGCTGTAAAATTAACCGATGGTTTATTCAAAAGTAGAAGAGTTAAAGTATATCAAGTATCAAGACAGTTTTCAGATGATAGAAAAAACCTACCTAATAATTATAGAATAAATATACTAAGGAATTCTATATCTTCTCATATTTTTAGAAATAATCAGATGTGGGATTTTATAACCTATATTCAAGATGTTGTTGCAAATTGGGTTGATGCAGTCAACCAAATAAAAGTGTTCAAATCTTTCACTGTAAAAAAGGACTATAAAAATATTAGGTAATGAGTAAATATTCAAATCTTAAATTCTTTGATAGTAATTCCGATGAATTGAATCTTAATTATGATTCTACTACACAGTCTTGGAATGGTATTGTGTATCTTCCTGAGGTTTCAGTAGGGCTATATGAGACTCTAACTATTTATATATTAGAAGAGGTTAGAGGAGAGCTTGGTGAAACTAAGTATATTAAACCAATAACACCAACAACTTCTGGAGTAAATGACAACCTGATAATAAACTTTGAAGGAGGGTATGACACTAGTATAGAATCTGACGGCGTTAATAATGATATTACGATGTACACTACTACGACGGTAGTTGATGATAACGATATTCCAGAGCTTTATATTAAATATGAAGAATCTACAATAAAGACAAGAAGTCCTCAGAGTATAGTGACTGGAACTTCTGGAATTTTTGATACTGTATTAAGTTCAGTACAAAATGAACCTATTCAAATCAATGTAGCATTAAAATCAAAATTAGAAACATATCATAAAAGAACTTTAAGCATTAATGAGGTAGATTCTAGTGGTACAATAACGCATAATGTCGCAACTATAAGAATTTATGGAGAAACTGTAGCTGAAGACGAAAGATTAGAGGCTTTAATATCTAATATTGGTATGTCTCTTTCGCCATCTGACCATTTTGTTTTTGAAGATGCTAATTTAAGAGAGTCTAGTCCTGACTGGAAACTTATAAATAGAAAAAGAAGAGAACTTTTATTAGAGGCTTCAAATATTAAACCATTTATAGGAACATATAAAGCCCTATTAAATGCTATTAAATATTTTGGATATGAAAATATAACTCTTAAAGAATATTACTTAAATATAAACGAGCAGGCTGAGAATTTTGGTAAATTAAAGGCAGTGGCAGTACCTAATCAAGAAGTTAGAGGTTTTTTAGCTGCAAAAAGTACAATGAGTGGTGGTGTAATGCCGAACTCAAATCTAAAAAAGACATCAAGATTCTCATTGGTGTATAGATTAAATAATGCAACAGGAGAATACGATGAATGGGATATTCCAGAAGTTAAAGAAGCATTAGAGTTTTCTCCTGATGAAGTTTTAATTAAATTATACGGACTTAAAGATAGACTACAATTAACCTATGTTCCAATGCATGCTAAAATTGTTGATATTTGTGGAGAGGGAGATTACTTTGCTCAATTCAATATAAATACATGGAATAATCAACAAAACATATATAGCGTTAATGAAGGTGTAGAGGTTGGATATGAGCTTTTCCCAGAAAGACCATTATTCCTAGAAGACTTAAGAAAGGTTAGTCCATTATTTACTGGAGTTGGTCAAGATTTTACACAAATGGCAAACACATACGAAATAGATGCGGGCCCGCAATCATGGTGGAAAATGGGAGAATATGAAAAATTAGTACCAGAATTATACGATCCTATTACAGGTGCATTTGATTCTGCAACTAAAATTACAGACAATATAGGTAGTAATAATGGAATAATAAGAGACATGGCATTTGGGATAGACTCTACATTTGCTGTTGACCATGCGGCTGGCGCTGAAGTATTATATGTAGAAGATGCAAGCACTTGGTCAAATACACATAATATAACATATACTGGCGCTACAATTGAGCCAGGAAATCTAATTGCATGGTCAGAATTAGATACTTCAGTTCTTATTACTGGTGTTTCTACTAATGGTGCATACACAACTGCTTCAGGAGCTAATATAACCTTGACTGGAAATTTAACAGATTGGCCACATAAGGGAAGTTTGAAAATTGGTGCGGAAACTCTTGGTTATTCTGGAATTATAGGACAGGTATTAACCGTTAACTCATGTTCTACAAATGGTGCTACCATTGCGAGTGGTACAGCAATTACATCTGCTACTGTATTATATCATCCTAATAGTTGGGTGACTCATGGTCTTAATTGTTATTATACACATGCTGGTGGGATTGCTGGATTTGGTACAAATACAGCAGTACCTCCTGTTCATTTATCTGGAGAGGTACTTGATGGGCCTACTGGAGTTTTATGGAAACATGTACCAAATGGAACTGAAAATAAAAACGCTATTGCTAGGTCCACGCCAATAGGTATTTATCCTAAAAATGCGGCGCTAACGGTTACAGATTACACTTCACCAGTATCGTTCACAACAACATTAAATAATGGTGGTGCATTTAGTTTTCTTGATACTGAGTGTACGCTAACCACAGTTGCAGGGTTAAGAAAGGCAGGTATAATTACAATATCTAATGGTATAACTATTAGATATTCAGGAATAGCTGGTAATAAACTTACTGGTTGTGTTTCTTCTATGACATCAGGTTCTATACCAGATGGAAGTGCAACATTATTACAAAGAGGTTTTTGGGAAATAGCTACACTACGTTCAACTACACAAACTGCTATCCTTAAAGGGGCTAAAGTTTCTAATAGTGCTTTTTCAAATGACAGTCCACCTCAAACAACAAGTACTAAATCTCTATCATTTGATGCTAAAACTAATTATGTTTCTGTACCGTTTGTTAATGACAATATTAGACCTAAGAATGCGTTAACTATGAACGTTTGGGTAAAACATGATAGTTGGCTACCATCTAATACAACTTCATATAATGCAAATAATGCGACTCAACATATAATCAGTTGCTTTTCTGCGGCCGGTGGGTTTAGGCTATATTGGGAAGGTGCTAGAATATACGCTACAATGTCGATAAGAGATGACTCTGCTTTGGGGAATTCATATAAAGGCGTTGGAACAGGATACAATAACTTTAACGCTACAATAACTGGGAATCAATCTACAACAGCACAAGCTGCTAACGCTCAAGGAGCAAATGCTTTATTTTGGGAGGCAGGTAACAACGATTGGTACATGCTAACTGTTACGTTCGATGGAAGGTATATAAAATTATATGTAAATGGCGAGTTAGTTGACCAGCCTGGTGTTTGGGTTAATGGTGGTGTTGTAGGTGGACCTGCAATATCTGATTTAGGGTCATATGGTCATGAAATATATTATGACGATGACAAACCTATAGACTTACATATTGGTGGTGAAGCGAAATGGGACCCAGGAACAACTTCAACTATAAATGATTTTTTACATTGGGACGGTCTAATAGACGATGTTTCAATATGGAATACACCACTAACCTCGGCTAGAATTAAAGAATTATATAAGGGAGTATTACCAAGTAAGACAGGTTCTCTTGGAGATAATCCTATAACTGATATTACTTCTTTTTATACAAATTATGTAGATTCTGATTTATCTACATTCTCTGAAACAGATATTCCAGTAGGATGTCCAATAGTACTTCGAGCTAATTCTTTATTAGATAAATTTGATGATTGTAATTTTACATGGGAAGATGGAGAGGATGAAGGAGAACTTACAACAACATGGGATAAGTGGTGGCATAGAAATGTATATGAGGTTCAATGGAGGCTAATAGGACCTACGGTTAACGGTGTAAAATATGATAGAAGCTTTAGAGGAAATATTTTAGATTTTTATGAGATAGCATTAACACTACCATATGTTGGTAAATATGACGTTGAACTTTCATTCTATGATTTATATAATGTTAGGAGCGTTAAGTTTGAAAAAGAAACAATTGAAGTAAACTCTAAAGAAATTGAAACATACGCAATCACCCAACATCATGTTCCAAAGAAAGACTGGAATGAATATGTTATATATGATTGGGACGGTGTTGGTTCTGATTGGGATACTTCAAATGAAAATGAAGAAGAAGTTGAAGATTTTATAGGTTCATATTATCTTACATTAGATAGAGCTAACTACGCAAACTCTGATGCTGATTGGAGAAAATCAACAATAGTTAGATACGTTGATACTATTAACTTTAGTGCTACTCCACCACTAACAGCTGGATTTGCTGATAGTACAGGGCCATATATTTGGAAAAATCTTAAAAAACATACATGGCATAATGGAGAAACAATGTCTTGGAATACAACTAGAATAGGTGCCGATATGAACCCATCCTTTTCATTTGATATTACAGATACTAAAAAGGTTGGGCTTGCACTATCATACTATGCTGGAAATAATATAGATATATCTCCTGTCGTTACAGATATAACCGCTCCCGCATATACTGCGGGTACTCTTGGTAATGTAGTTATGAGTGACGTTTTAATAGGATGGCCAGCAACTGGAACTGTTGTCGTTGGCGGTGGTGCTATTCTTACGTATACTAGTATATTGACAAGTGGCGATACTTTAGTTGTTTCTGTTGATAATGGTGTTGATATATTGGCAAACACGTCTTGTATATCGGTAACCGCCCTATCAACAGATACATATACATCAACTATAGCACCCGCTAATAATGCAGATTTAGCAAATTGGGATTTAATAGCAGATGAATTAAACGCCTTATTAGGTGATACTTTACCAGTTTATACTACCGTAGCAACAAGCGTTACTGTTAATAATGGTGTTGTTTCAGATTGTGCTACAGAAATTGCTTCACCGTCTACTACTGGAGATACTTTATTATACGCAAAGGATGCAAGCAACTATTTAGCGACAGGTGTTATAACATATACTAATGCAGTATCAGCATCAGTAAGTACAACAGCTTCTCATATAGAGAATTTTACAGTACAAAATTTTAAGGATATATTCGTAACACATGTTACGGTTAATGGTGTATACACAACTACTTCAGGAGCTAATATAACCTTGACTGGAACATTAACATCTTGGCCAACAGCAGGAACTTTAATAGTTGGTGGAGAAACTATTATTTACTCTGCAATTTCTGGGCAAGTATTAACCGTTACTTCATGTACTATAAATAATGCTACCATTGCAAGTGGTACAGCATGTACAAGTATAACGGGTACAGCAATAAACCCTACCACTACTACATGCGGAGTGTATACTTCAGGTGCACTTGGTAACGTAACTATGAGTGGTGCATCTATGAATGTTGGTGCAGGGTGGCCGCATGCTGGTGCGGTAACAATGACTGGTGGAGGAACTCTTAGATATACTAGTAGAACAGCCACTCAATTAACTGTTTCTTATGACAGTGGTATTACTACAACAATCACATCACCAACAACAACAACAGTAAGGGTGGCAGCTAATGCTGATAAATATGTATTTGTCACTAATGCCGCAGGTTGGGTTCCTGGAAATGTAGGATATACAGACACTGGAGGTACTGTAAGAACTGGAACTTTAGTTTCAGTAGTTAATAAAACAGGTACAGATACTTCTGGTGTTGTAACGAATGTTGTTGCTCCCGCATATACTGCAGGTACTTTAGGTGCCGTAACAATGGTGGGTGATATGGATGCTGGTGATAAATGGCCACAAGCTGGTACTGTAGTAATAGGCTCAACCACTCTTACTTATAGTAGTAGAACAGGTACTGTGTTAACCGTTACTGCTGATAATGGTACATCTATTGGTTCTCCAGCAAATTGTGTTAATGTAACTGGTTTAGGTTGGGAATTAGAATTTGCAGCTCCTTATGTAATTACTGGAATTGCAAACGGTGCTAATATTACTGGGGTAGTCTTAGGAATACCAGTAGGTACAGGTTGTGTATCAGTAATAGGATACTATGAAATAACAGTTCCTGGACTTCCTGCAACGAATCCTCCAGGTACTATTGAAACTGATCCAATTAACGGACAATCTCTTGGATTTGCTAGCGGTGGAGCAACATTAACATTAGCAGGAGATTTAACTGCTTGGCCAAATACTGGTACAGTAGTAGTCGGTGGATATTCAATTGAATATAATGATATAGCTGGACAGGTACTTACTGTAATGTCAGATAATGTTGATTGCTCACCAGTGGCTGATGGTACTAATATTACTTATTTCAAAGAAAAGGAATATCCACAATTATCTAAATATACTTTTAATGCCGTTAAGGTTGATGTGAATAATGATGGTATTTTAGATACATGTGATCAGATGTTGGCAGTTGCTAACGGTGCTGATAAAATGCATGACTTTAATACTATAGTTATAACAACAGGTACTGGTACGTTAACAAAATATAATAAACTAATACCATGTAATCCGACATATGACGACGTGAAGATAATTAAACAGCATGAGATACATAATAAACTTAATCATTTTACATTTTCATACGATAATACAAAGGTACCAGGTGTAGCGAAACAAGAATGGGTATTGAAAAATAACTCAAAAAATATCGATGATATATACTATAATAATAGGTGGTTACCGTATGTGTTTGACGAAACAGGAGATTATACTTTAAGTTTGAAAATAACAGATGTTAACGGCAATGAAATTAAAACAACAAAAAACATATTAACAATAAAATAAAACAAAACTATGGCGACAATTTACACGATACTAGGAACAGACAGTATTTCTTCATCAAGACTGCATCTAAATAATAATTTTGATTCTATTAACACGGAGCTTACTGATGTTAGTTTGTTATTAGATACTTCTGCACAGAATTTAACAATAACTGGAAATGTTAGTGCATATGATGGAACTTTTACTAATAATCTAAACGTTACAAATACAGCTACATTAGCAGGAGCTGTAAATATTACCGGTAATCTTTCAACAAGTGGAGCACTACAACAGAGCGTAATTGGACCAGCTAGTGCACTACCAACAACAAATGCCTCATTCAACCACCATACTTACTTGATAACACCGTCTGGTCAGAACCTTTCTCTAAAGAACGGTACTCAAGGACAGGAGATTATGATTTGTACGGATGGTACAACAGGACAAACGCTTGTTCTTACAGAATCATCCTCTAACTTAGCGCTGTATACAACGATTACTTTTGCTGCAGGAGCATATAAGCACGTTACTTTAAGATATGTGAATTCTATTTGGTATGTTATAGATAAGTCAACGGGCGTAACACCGGCATAATAATTAAAATTAAATAAATCCTATAGATGGCTACTCCACTAATTAGAACACCACAAGACCAAGGAGGTACTATGTACGCATTCGCAAGTGCTGCAAAGGACCTTACTAGGGCGTATTATAATCCAGATATAAACTTCGAATATTCAAGGTTTGCTTTGATTGATTTGCCTGTGGTTGATGCTGCATCGGGTACCGATAATTTTATTAAATTTGGCCAACTTAGAAACTCTGTAGCGTCAGGTGGTGCGGCTGGTTTTTTAACACCAAACGCCGACGCAAACATAAACTGGGCTCAAACTTTTCAAAACTATTGCCTTAATCTAGAAGATTATATATTATCTGACGATGACTATGACGCAACATTATTTGAGAGCGACGCAGAAAAAATATTCTTCAAATACTTAAATCAACTTGGGGCATTTAGAACTCGTGCAGCAACGTCACAAGAAGCTGTAAATAGTAAGTTAGTAGAAGAAGATAACTCTACTGTATCAGGAACTGAATATAGCAGAGTAGTAAAGTATTTAGGTAATATAGATGTTTCGAATGATAAACAATATGGAGGTGAAGCATATAATGAAATTTTCATAAATGTTCCTTCTGCTGTTGGGTACACTCCTAATATTTTATTTAAGGAATCAAACTTTAATACAACAGAAACTGATTATATTCCACAAACTCTATTTATAAATGGTAGAAGTGCTCAAGTACATCCTGATCCTAATTTGAATATGCAACCTATTGTAGATAACACTGATGCTGGTGGTATAAATGGTGCATCATTTGGACCGTATAGTCCTGGAACTGCTACAGTAAACGGAGTATATAATGTAGACTCAAATCAAACATACCATTGTGGTATTGAATGGGAAAACGAAGAGTATGCTAAGATTGTAAGCGATCCAAAACTTGACAATCTACAAGATTATGCAAAGAGAGGTGGAGATTTTAGGTTTAATGCTATATTGGTATATTATGACATATATTCTAAATCTCAGCCAAGTAATAAGGCAACAAACTTATACGGTATTATATTATTAGATAATTTCAAGGATGACCCTAATTCTACAGGATGGTATATTCCTGAATTAACAAAGAATAAACCAAACGATATTACAGGGTTAAATGGTAATTCCTTTGCCCTAAAATTAAATGTAAAATTTAATTCTTCATTAGATAATGTTGGTATTGAATCAAATATAAATGATTTTACTACATTCTCAATGGATATATTCTTTGATACTACATCATCGCTTGAAAACGCTACAAGGCTTTTATTAGATGCTAATCAAAGGTATGCTGATATTACTGATAGACTTACTGACCTTGAGAATATTACATTAACTAGTACGACCTCAGGCGATTTAGAAACTAGAATACTTTCTCTAGAAACAAGCGTAGCAAATGCGGTTCTGAACTATGCTGACTCAACGTCTATACTTGATTTAATTACAAGTGCAAACGATAGAATCAATCAACTAATAGCTGGAGAAATAGATGCTTCAGTGCAGGTTAATACTGATATTATTGTAGCGGGTGGAGATAGTGGTATCGTTATAACTAGATCGACTACAGATAATATAATTAAATTAAGTTCAAATAATGATGGTTATAATTTAAGTGGAACTTATATTTTTGATAAATCATCGTTAACACTCAATACTGCAATAACCTCATCTAATAAGTTTCTTGGAGGACTTGCAAGTACCAAAGGTATTTGGTTAGGTTTAAGACCATTTAGTAATATAATTAGAATATACAACGACGGTACTGCACTATCAGATAACTTAAATATATACATAGACGATAGTAAAACAGGGTGGACGAAGGGACGTGTTATTAGAATTACATTTAGAGATGATATAGAAATTCCTTCTTCAAAAACTATTAGTATTTTTATGGACAAGTTAAATGGATGGGTACAGACTATTACAATTCCAACAACTGAACTAATACTAAAGAGCGGTACTTCAATATATAAACCATATATTGAAATAATATGTACTGATGAACTAAATAAAATATTTGAAACCGACATTATTAGATAAAATATATGAGCACTAACAATTCAATATCGCAGCTTTTAGAGCAATTCTTAGAATTAAACACAAATGCATTAGAAACATTTGAACGCATCAATGAGGCTATAACGACCGACAAGGAAACAGTTTCTATAACATTATATGATGATAGAACTGGAGTAAAGAAGCCTATTCAAATTCCAGCGTTTGGGTATTTGAAAAGAGAGATTGAAAGATTAGATACTAATTACAAGGCACTAAGTGGCGTTGATGGTGGAAATGCAAACGTAAGACTTAAAGATGGTTCTTTTAGAAGAATACATACTTCAAAAATTAAAGGTCCTTCAAAACCTATTAAAAAACTTTTATCTCCTGTAACGTTTAATACAAAGCTTAATGATTTCTTTGAAGATTTTCTTAATCCTCTATTAACAATAGAACTTTCTGTAGATGGGCAAATACCCGTAGAAACTGAAAGAGTATATGTTGAGAGATATTTATTTGATTCTACTGACGTAAATACTATCGAGTTTTTTGATGAAAACTATAAAGGTAGGAGCGATATAACATATAGTAATTTGGTATATAAAATAAAAGAAGATGAGGTTAAATACTCGCTAGATTCTAATATTATAGATATGCCGGTAAGAACAATACAATATGTTGGTGGATTTGATGTTGTTAACACAGTTAACACACAGAAGACCGTGGTTGTAGATGGTACGACTTTAACTAAATCTATCAAACTATTTACATTAAATAAACTGAGTTATTCTGATGCATCAAAAACAATGAAGGATACTGAAACTCTAAAGATTGGAGATTCTCTCGTTGTTAACACTGGAGCGTATTCGACAAGGTATCAAATTGTAAGTATTAATGGTTCAACTTCGCAGGTAGAGGTTAAGTTAATAGAAGGTTTTGAGCCTATTAAAGTAGGTAAAGACGCTTTGAAGATTTATAAAAAGATAGATACAGGATTAAATATAGATGTTAATGTTGGTTATAACGAAAGACAAGTTGTTTTTATTAAGCCAGTCGATCCAGTATCTAAAATACAAGCAGAGACATATTCACCTGGAATTGGGTTCTTTTCTAATGAACTTACAATGTTGAAGGAAGATGGTATAGAAACTACGCTTGCTAAGTATTATAAAGATGAGGTTGCAGATTTTGGACAATTTATTAAGGCTCTTAAGGTTGATTATATTCCACCTGCTGCAGTCGCGTTAAAACCAAATCCGCCTAGATTAGATGTAGATAATTTTAAGGTAGTTCAAATTAACAAACATTTAACAGATAATTCAACAACTAAAAAGATAGTAAAGTTAAAATCTGATAAAAAAGCAGCTGAACAATCTATTTCTAAGTCTGATGCTGCTATTAAAAGAAAAAGAACTTTTATCAATAGAAAGAAATTCAAATCAATTTCAGAGAAAAGAAGACATAGAGGAGAGCTTTCAGCGTTAATAAGTAAAAGAGTAGACCATTCTAAGATGTTTTCTTCTCTTGTTAGTGATATTAAGGCTACTGCAGAATCTACACAAGTAGCTACAGTAGCTCCTAAATTCAGAACTAGAGGTTTTTGGTCAGTGCCAACTCCTAAAACTTTAGGAGAAGAAGTTTCTCAAGATGTTATTAAATTTATTTTAAGATATAGATACCTTTCTAACAATGGAGCATCTTCAAATATAGAACAAATTCCATTTAATGACAGTGTAAATGATACAATCAAAACTGGAGCATTTTCAAATTGGATTGAAATAGAAACTTCAGTAAAGAAAAGAAGATTAAATGAAACCACTGGTAAGTATGAGTGGTATTTTGAAAATGAAGAAGATGGTTCAGCAGTAAACTTTAATTCATTAGACCTTCCTATATCCGTTGGCGAGTCTATTGAAGTAATGATTAAATCAGTATCTGAAGCTGGCTATCCTGCAAATCCAGTAACTTCTGAATGGTCTGACTCTGTAAAAATTGAATTTCCAGAAGAATTTGTAGTTGATGCTGTTACCGGTTTAGTTAAAGATAATGAAAGAGATTCTATTAAAGTTGAAATTATAGATGACTTAGAATCTAAAGGAATATACTCTCACGTAGATGATAGCACAGAATCTTTTGCACATACGTCAAATAGTATTGCATCAGGATTCTTAAGTCCTGAACAAACACCAATTTCATTATATGATAAGTTAACTTCAATGCAACTTGAAATAGAAAGACTACAAGCAGCATTATCAGACTCAATTGGAGAATTAACGATTAAAATTATTGATGAAGATGGTAACGCAACTACTGTAAATCCAAATTCTGTTGTTAAATTACATGGTGGATATTATGTTCAAGAGGTTTCAGATGTAAATAATTATAAAGGCGAAATCATAACTAAAATATTTAAGATAGAAATTTCAAATACAAAAGCTACTCAATTAGAACTATCAGCAATAATTAATGGTGATAGAAAGGTACAAGCATATGCGTCGTCAAGTGATCCTGTATTCGGTGCTTCGTTAGGAGCGCCTGATCTGGCCGTAACAGATAATGACTATTATCTAAATTCTGGAGGATATGATTTAGTTCCAGTAGGTTATCAAAACGTAGAAACAATAGACTTAGACTCTGGTCAATTCTTTAATAGAATACCAAGCCAATCATCTCAAACTATTGGACAATACATTTATTCTAGGTATAAGAACCTTTCAGGAGACAAAAAATTATATGACACTTCTGCTGCTATGGTTAGTGGTGGTAGTATAGGTTTTGATGATACTGAATTTGGCCCAAATTTAGCATATTATGGTATGACGGGCCCAACTACTCCTTATTCTTTACCTGACTGGACCGTGTTAAGTTGGACAGCTGGTTCGGGTCAAGCAGGTTCAGCAAATACAGGAACTGGTGCCACTAAAGGTGTATGGGATGGCGATAGCGCAACAACCCCTGCAGCCGGAACAAATCCTGACAACGCAACGTTAGATGGTTCTATATTTCCATCGCAATATCACCCAATGGCTAAATATATGAATATAGACGTGTTAATATCTAACGGGTA